ACTTTTTTCATAGCAGGAACACCCATGTTAAGAACACCACCCCATTTAATAGCGGCAACAACACCAGCTAATCTGTTGTTGTTTTGATGTCTTCCCATAAAGCGTTCTCTTCTACGTACCCAGTTAAGTACTGATTCACTTCTATCACCAGATTGGTATTTACCCCATCTGTTAAAAGCATCATTACCTGTAAATGAGGTAGGAGGATTTCCTCCATTTCCACCTCGTCTCCATATTTCTGGGTAATTCTCTTTTAGGTTTTTTGCATAACCATAAGGAAACATTTTATATTTTGAATTTGATATTCTTACAAGTTTATCGTCACCAGGACTTGGAAAGTTAGTTCTATCTTTTTTAGGTTTCTCTTTTTTAATATTCTCTGGTTCCATTTCAAACATTTGTTCCATAACTACTTCAGCTTCTTCTGTAGAAACCTTTAATTCTTCTATAATACCATCTATAAAAGATTTTTTAGTATTTTCAAAACTCTCATGAGAATTACAAGGCATGTAATAAGTTATACCTTCTATTTTATGAGTATGAGAACCTTCACAACCCATTTGTATTGCTCTTTCTTCAGCAGCTTCTCTAGTAGTAAACATGTCCATGTTTCTTGAAGGTGTCGTAGCAATAGTTTGTCTTGTTGTCTCTGGTGCGGCATCTACACTATCCATTTTGGAATCAAATATTTGTCTTAACATTTTAGCTTCGTAACTTGCTTCTGATGAAGCAGCTTCTAAGTTTGGTTCCTCGTCTGGTTCTTCTTTTGGTTCTTCTACTATTGGTTCAGAGCCATCAGCAGGTACTTGTAACATGTTTAATGGTCGTAAATATACTTCGTGCTTATCATCGACTTCCAAACCAACTACTTTTCTAGCTTCACCGATTGTTATCCAACCACCTGAAACACCCATGTTTACTCTTTTATAAAGAGCATCCATGTCAGTTTGTAAGGCACGTACATTCATAACGTCATAATCACACATTAAACTTGAATCATTAAAATCTGGTATTAATAATTGATGTGTTAATTCATTAGCAACTGTTTTCCATAAAGGAACTAGTTTTTGTTCTGTAAAAAATTCTCTAAGTTCAGCAGTATTGTTGTAAGTAGCTGCGTCCAAACCAGCTCCGAGTCCAGCAAGAATTGCTGGTACACCTAAAACAGCAGAAACTCTTTCTTCTGGTAGTCTTCTAAGTTCTTGTAATTTCATTTGGTCTGGTGAAAAAGAAACAACTTCTACAGCCATTGAACCAGATAAAACCATTGGAGAACCTCTATTAGCTCCACCAAACTTTTGTTTGTATGATTGAGCAATAGCTTCTGCTTCTTCTCTAGTAGGACCACCCATTGCATCATTTCTAGGAGATAACACAACACCTGGAACTGCTAAATTAGTTAACAACGCAGATGCATACTGACCAGCAGCTTCATCACCAATTAATTCTCTTAATATAGATTTGAGAGGAGCATGACCTCGTCTGTGGTCATTTGGGTCTATTCCCTGTCTAATATGAATAACATCTTCGTTTTTTATTTTCATAGGTTCACCAGAACTAGAACCGTGAGCAAAATATTCATAATGAGTAATTAGTTTACTTTCATTACCCCTAACAGATACAAGCTCAGGCATTAATGGAACTAATCCAACTACCTTACCTTGACTGTTTCTATTTTTATAAATAAAAGCATCACCATGAGCACTTATTGAAATAACTATGTAATGAGATAAAAGACTTGCAGACATAAATTCATTTGGTCTTCTGTATAGTTCAGCAACAGGATGTTTATAATCTACTTCTCTATCACCAAACTTCTGGTCTCTTTTAACAACTTGTAGCATTGGTTCAGCAAATGAAGTTGCAAGAACGTTTAGACAGGCGACAACTGCGGAGTTAGCTGTACCATCACCTATCTCTTTTAAATCTGCTGTTTCCCAAAAACCAGCACTTGAATTGTAACCAAAAATTGATGAATCTCTACTGCTAGATAAACTTTGATTGTAACCAGCCATTTTGCGAAGTGAGGCTTCGCTTGGTTTATTTAAGTATTCTGTTGCTCTTTGTAAAAAACTTTTATTATCTGCCATTTAATATGCTACCCAGCTTCTCCTCTGTACTAGACTCTGTGCTCCTAATACTAATGCGTCGACAATATCATCATGTCGACCAACGGGAAAGGTCATTAATTCTCTCTCTAGTTCTTCTAACCACGATGCATTACGACGAAATAGCACATCGCCTGACTCCATCCTAGCTGATAAAGGCAAAGCCTGTGTTATTTTATCTTTAGAAGTGTCCATTTCTCTAACTCTCATTCCAGTTCGTTGTGCTAGCTGTGTAAAGTTTTTTGTAAAGTTTTGTTTTTCCATACATACATGAGCCCACTTGTATTTATTATATAACTGTTGAATAGTTGGAACAATATCTGGACCTTCTATTTTTACTCTTACCATATCTTCAACAAACAATTTCATGTCTGGTGAAATAGCACAAGACAAAATTACTGTATAGTCTGATTCTGTTTTAGTAGTAACAGCTAAGTCAGCAGTTCCAAAGTGAACCATTTCTGCTGGATTCCACTGAGAACCTCCACCAATATACATTCTGTCTTTAATGTCGAAATAAGTCATCCATTCTGGTTTCAACATACCTTGACCAGCATCAACAAACTCTGCTAAATATTCTTGAGCAAAAACAATAGAACCTACTTCATCTTTAGCAGAATCAATTTCATCATTATCTATCATAGGATTGTCGTATGTAGAAAATCTAAATCTTTCCCAATTAGGTGCTTTCTCAGCAGTTGTCCATAAATCGTAAAACCAATTATCCATACCCATTGGAGTGCTGATAAATAAAGCAGAACCTTTTCTTTCAGTAAGAGTAGGTCTTAATACTTCTTGCCAAACATCTGGCTTAATAAAAGCAGCTTCGTCCATTACTAAAAAGTCCAAACCTTCACCCCTTAATCTTTGAGGGTTATCAGCAGACTTACATGATATAGAGCCACCATTAGGAAAAATAACTTCCATGTTTGCTAAAGAAACTTTTGGTCTAATTTCTTCTGGAAAAGAATAAGCAGCATTTTCTAATGCTCTCCAACCTACTCTAGCAATTGCAAATGTAGGAGCTACCCACCATGCTCTACCACCATTTAAAGCTCTTTCCATACACATGTGGATTCCAAGTCTTGTTTTACCAAAACGTCTACCAGCACAAAGTATTTTCCACCTTGAATCTGAACTAGCTACTTCTTTTTGATTTTCATGAAGTCCTGGAAGTTCTGGTACGTATACAGGCATTTTATGGTTTAAATTTATATTTCATATTAAGGTAGCCAATTAACAATTCTCTATGAGCTCTTTTACTACCTTTAGTATCTCTACCATCATAAATATCGTGATGATATTTACATAGTATGCAAACATTATCTAAATCATATTTCTTATCTGCACTTCTTCCACCCATTCCTATATCGAGTATATGTGCAAGTTCTAACCATCGTTTACTACCACAGTCTTCCCATTCACATGCATATTTAGCTCTTTGTAAAGCTTTTTCTCTTATTTTAGATAAACCACCTTCAGGTTTTACTGCATTTTTCTTTTTACCTACACCACCACGCATACCTTTACCTTTTGTACGCATTTTAAATTCTTTGTGAGTTTCTTTATCGGGGTCCCAGAACTCATAGTTGTCTACCATCTAAATTTCCTTTTCTTAGCTTTTTGATACTTCTGATAAGAAGTAGTCGTTAAATCACTTGGGTCTTTTTCCCATTCTACATCAACTGGAGTTTCAAACATGACATTCCTAGAAATTTGTCTCTTAGATGGACTATCACACTTTGGACATTTAATACTTGGTTCTTCTTTAATTCCATAAGTAACTTCAAATAGAAGTTCGCATTTATCTTTTAAACATTTGTGTTCATATCTAGGCATAACACTTAGGATAATTCAGTAGGGTCGTACATACTGTATTTAACAGTGATTTCTTCTCCAGATTCAATGTCTCTTAAAAAATATAAATATCTAACTCTTTGGACTTCTACAATTTTTGCATTAGGTTCTTCACTATGATTAATAAATCCACCAAGTGGTGTTCTGTAAAGTTTTTTTGTTATTGGGTCTTCTATGTGGGTAATACCACCGTTTACACCTTTTTCTATACCACCTACTGCAAATAGTCCTAATCCATCAATGTTAGATTTATCTATTGTAAGAAATTCAGGTAATGGTCTGTATGTCATTTATTAATCTTAGCAGAAATAAGTTTTAGATACAGCTCTCCTAAGAGAGCCGATGATGGGAGGAGGTCGGTGTGGATGCCGACAATTTAACTTTAGCTCTTAATAGAGAAACCTGTGGTATTTGACAATGCAGGGTAACTGGATAAAACAATAAAAGAAATTCTTTGAACTACTTCACTATGAGTCAACTCAACAGGAATTCTAAAAGTGTCTACTACTTGTTTCTCTTTAATCATTTCAACACAAAGACTTTCTAAGTTATCTTTGATTGGTTTCGTTTTAAATCTGATTCCGCCGAGAATATAATCCATAGTTTTTTAACCTTATCACACTGTTTTCATTTAACATGTTTTTAACATTTCTTACCACACTTTTAGAACAAATGTTCTATTATTGTGAGCTATGGATTATGTAATAGGATTTTTAATAGGATATACATTCAAAGAGATTGTTCTATTCCTTAATAGATTAAGTAAGTGGGATTACGATAATCGTTTTCAATCTGAATATGACTTTCGTCCATTAACAGAAGACGACTTACCTTAATAAATCTCCTAAAGAAACATCATCATCATTTTCAACGATTGGTTTCATCTTACGTTCTTTACGAATAGCTCTACGTTCTCTTTCTGATTTTCCTCCCCAAATCCCAAAACGCTCTCCTCGTTCCAAAGCTTGTTCTAAGCAAGGCTCTATTACTGGACATTTGTTACATATCTTTTTTGCCTTTTTAGTAGAACTGCCTCGTTCTGGAAACCATTCATCAGCATTAAGTTCTGGGTGAACAACTGTGTTACAAGCAGCGTCTGAATACCACTCTGGAATTCCTAAGACATCTGCTAATAGGCTTACCTTATCCATATATACATAACCTTAAACAAATCTATTAACTCTTAAAAGGTTTATTAAGAAAACTAAATGCAGATTGACATGATGTCGAACTAGGGAAGGGAAGAGGTCAGGGGTAACATGGGACACAAGGGACACAACATGTGTGTATGTATGATATGACATTGAAACAAGAGATATTCGTAGAGGGTACTAAGCCTAATCCCCGTAGGAAATTTCAAATTTAATAGGCTCCCCGCCTTCGCCACCTATCTCTACGCTCGACCTCTTACCCCATTTCTTAGGGAAACTTCGCTCTAGCCACCAAGCACTAGCTTGCCATACACCATTATCGGAAGCCCTACGTATATTACGTATATGAGCACCCTCGGCTTCGGCTCTTGCTTTTTTTACTGCCTCCGAAAACTCTGAATACAGGTCTATCACTTCACCCTCGACAGCTGCATCCCCTGGGACTATCTCGACATCATCCTCAGTGTTTGGTGGGTTTAACATCTTATTGTCTGCCTTTTCAATGACTTTATCGCCTCTTTTCATCCATTCATAATAGGTTGAGGGCGAAATACCAACCATAGTGGCAGCGTCTTCCTGATAATAGCCGAGTTTAAGCCAGTTAGTAATGTCTTCTATCAATTGTGGGGTTAATTTAGTAGGTCTAGCCATCTTGAAAACCATTATATCAGGTTTAAACCAAGGATAGAGCCTTATATAGAGCTAAGTGTATAGATGGTCAGACTCGAAAACAAGAGATTTTTGTACGGGGTGCTTAGCGTTATAGTTGTGTTACAGTAGCGATTTCTAAGGTACCCCCTCTACCTTCACGAAATCAATATTGACCACGAGCGAAGCGAGTGGAACACAATTGGTTAAGACAATACCATCAAATTGTCAGGAAAGGAGTATGAATGGCTAATACATCATTCGTTACTCTAGTTAACCTCTATGGAAAGAAAGTCCAAGAGCTACTAAGTGCTGGTTATACAGCTAACGAAGTAGTTCAATACTTTGATGACATAGAACAAAACATAGATGACTGTTGTGTTGCTGACTCACTTAGAGGCGGTAACGGTCATGCTAATAGTTGTAACTTATAGTTACAGTATCTATCCTACTGCTTATCGAGTTTGACTTGGTAGGCAGAGGGATACGTATGTATCATATGGTTGAGACAGTACCATCAAACTGTCAGTACCTTAGGAGGTATATATTGCAGAATGCAATCACTGTGTTGTTGGACAGTATAAAAACCAACACTGTAGTTTCTTTTAGCTACAGCAACGAGATAATGCAAAAGCTTATCTCACTTGGTGCAACTGGGCACCACTCTAATGGAACTACTTATGACATCAATGCTGATGGCATAAGAGTTTCATATGATGACTGCTCTAAGAAGTGGTCTATCAGCTGTAAGTGCTCTAGTGAGTCTTACTTCAAGTCAAATAGTAACTATTTGTCTGAAGACAAGACTGCAGAGCTTGCAGAAAGGTGGATGGCTAAAGTTCAAGGACAAATTGAAGTCCTTGAGCGTAAGCTTGAAACTGCTCATGTCGACTGTATAACAGTTGAAGAGCAAGCTACGTCTTTAGACGCAGCGTTTTAAGGAAGTTAACTGCACTATTTGTGGTTCGTTTGACATGTGAGTAAGCATGTTCAAACCTTTAACTTAATGTATGTCGTAGTAGAGGTAGGCATTAGTGAGCGTTAACACTATGTAGGTCCTGTCTTTACTACGCTTACAACCTTACCACTACCTTGGTAGTGGAGAACATATTATGTATGTTGTCCACCATCAAGGTTAGATTAATTGCACAACGAGTGGTTCGTGCATCACTTCCGAAAGGGAGTGTATGTACCTTTAATCTCTGACAAGTAGTAGTGAAGGTAGGCAATGGTGTTCGTATCCTGATAAGTCCTGTCTCTCACTACTCTTGTCTCCTTGGTGTCCTTTCTAACTGTATAACAGTAGACATTTTCTTCTGGATTATACGATATGAAAGGAGGTGACGATGACTAATCATTGTCCCACTTGTGGTGGCGGTCCTATCGCTATCACAATGTGTCCTTGTGGGTGTGGTACCCCAAGGTACACAGGTTGCGACTGTAACTTCTAAAGTTACTTCGTAGCTGGAGATGCTGGCTCTCTCTATAACTCAACCAGTATTACCACTGACTATCAAGTTTAACTTGGTAGTTGGTGGTATATATAGTGTGTCTGGATGGGCACACGACACCTAGGGGGATGACTACCCTCTAGGTGCTTGGCGTACGGCATACTGAAAAATAAGTAAGTATGTTAGCCAGAAAGGAGATTCTATATTGGAAACTCTACGTTCTACTATCTTTGAGCTTGCCTATGCTATGGCAGACGAGATAGAACGTATCGATGCTCAATTGTTTAGTATGTTTGAGTTGTATGTCACTACTATGACTTACCTCATTGCATTCTTAGCAGTTAATGTATCGGTTCTCGCTTATATATTATATAAGATGAAGCTTAGAAACGATTCCTTACAAGAACAGATTTATTCTGTTCAACGTAGGATTCGTGAAGAGCTTAATCCTTTTATATATAGTTAATAAGCTATACGCCTACTAGTACTTGTATACATATACGAAATGTCTAGTCATCTATAACTATATGTATTTCAAGTACAACCACTAACCAGAGCAGGACTGGTATATAACCTGCATTACATAGAGCACCCAAACACTAGCGGGTGCTTCGTTGTCTGTCAAAGGTCAGACTGTATATACCTTTAACCCATGACGGTCTTCAATCAAGTTCGACTCTTGATATGGGTACAGCGTCCATCCACTGCTTGCAGTGATGATGGAGCAGGTCATCTGTCCGTAAAAACAGAGAGGGTAACAACCTAGTAACTGCAGTAATGTAGTGAACAATTAGTTTACAGCGTGATAGTCTCACGTGGTTGATTCAAGAACATCCGCAGATGTTTAATTGAAAGGTTGAAAGAAGCCGTAGTAATCTTGAATCGTAAAGCTCCAAACTTCCACTAATAGACTATACATGTAATGCGTCCACATCCGGACTGACGCCCCGGGTTGGTTACTGAAGAGTGCCAGCGGTTGGAAAACCTTCAGTGTGTGTGGCTCTATCTCCTTAGGGCGTGACACATTGGGAGACACCCTCCCAGATATCAAGTCCCAAGCTTGATATCAAACAACCTAGATGAATCTTGCCGAGAGGGAAGTGTGCTGTTCAGTCAGCTTAGTCGAAGCCATATCTCCAGTATGGTTTTAGACCACCTACCCTCCGTCAAGCTCTTCACTAGTGACCTAGCTTGTCGTATAGCTTGTGCTACTTCAGTAATGGAGTAGCCGAAGGTATACAACAGTATATCAGATAAGGAGAATCAAATGATTGCTCTAAAGCAATATTGTAATCAATGCAGAGAAAACAAACTTACCATAAGACTTATGGCTAAGTTTATCTGTGATGAATGCAAAGCTAATCTTCAAGTTAATACTTGGAGACAATTGCAAACTATAAACAATGGAAACATTGTGGAAAGGGGGTTGTAATGACTCCAGCACTATTCTTAGAAGAATTTGTGCTTGGTTTGCTAAATGCTTCAGTTAGTGCATGGTTCCTGCTTATAGCAGTGACACTATCACTTATGAAGCTAGCAAACATGCTAGGTAAGAAATTATTTAGCTAGTAGCTCGGACCCTATCGGTAGGTAGGGTCTAGGGTACTAGATACCAACGGAGTACTTCGATGCCTTAAAGTTCGAAGAAAGGAGAAACATATGACTCCAACACATTGGATATATCCACTTATATCATTGGCATTCCTAGTAGGAATTGCTTTGACATTGATATCAGCATGGATATGGTTATATGCAACTGAATATCTAATGGAGAAGTTACACGTAACTGACCCGTTAGATAAGTACCGACCTTACAGGGAACTGTTTGGTACGAAAGGTACTAATTAAAAGCTGGGAGTAGTCGATGCCCAATACGAAAGTTCGACAAGATAGGAGACTGTATTATGTCCCAAAAAGACAGTCCTAGGACACTGTTCCTAGATACAGAGACCACTGGCTCGTGGTTATTCGGGAACGCGTTCTCGAAAGTAACTACGGCTGGAGACCCATACAAGTGGGATGACCTCACAGAAATAGCTATCTGCTCTGCAGATGGTGAAACTGTGTACAGGGAATATGTTTGTCCACCAAGCATATACTTAAAACAACTCACTAAGTGGTACCCCGAAGATAAGCCAATCAGTGCTAAAAACACAGATTGCTCTAAGGCTATGATGGGTATCTCTCCTGCTCAGATGCTAAAGGAGCTTGCTCCGTTACTATCTGAAGCCAGAGTTGTGGTTCACAACTTAGACTTTGACCGAAAGGTTATTGAGGATAGTTGTGAGGTGTCCACTGGCGTACAGGCTTCACTTGCTGACCTGTTCCCTTCTACAGACTTTGTCTGTTCAAAGAAGAGAGCAGTGAGAGTGTATCCCAAGGCAGAGGTTCACTATCCAAATTGCGGGAAATTTTGTAAAGGTCACAGGCTGACCCATTTACATCACCAGCTCGGATTTGGAGATTACGATGAGCATGACCCTTTAGCAGATGTTCAGGCATTGGCTAAGGTTTGGTCAGTGCTTGGTTCGTAATCAACCACAGCCGAGGGGTTGGTTGGCTAGTTCAAGTGCTAGTCAACCATCCCTTGTGGGAATTTTTTACAACAAACAGTTAGCCTCTTGCGAGGTGTGGATTACTGAGAGCATGTTTAATGCCTTTCTCGTGCTCTGAGTATATCCTCATTTTAGGCTTTTCACCAACGTACGGAAATTCAAGACTTACCGTATCGGCGGGGGATAACTGTATCCAAACACATTTTGGACCAGCCCTTTCTGATAATTGTAAGAAGAGAGAGAAAGGAGACTATATGCCAAGTATCGATATCAAAGATATAGTGCGTAATCCTAACGCATTAGAAGCTATGTACGATATTAGCTAATAGCTCGGACTCCATGGTGCAACTTGAACTGTGGAGTCTAGGGTGTTAACACAAGGTTAGCCCAATACTAAAAGGAGAAACATGAATATAATCATGCGATTAATACATGCAGTTCCACTGTATGTATTCATGGTCATTGAAAACTATCGTTTCAATGGCATCACTATTGGTGATGAGATTAAAAATGTAACCAGCTTGACACACTGGTGGCGTCAAGAGGTATATACAATTACTGACATTAAGAAATATGCTTTGTGTGAGCATATAAAAGAATTCAGTAGTTGGTATGGACCTAAACGTAGATACAATCATACAAAACACTCTCTTAAAAAGTTAGAGAATGTTATGTCTGAAGTAGAACAAGAGGTGCATAGACAAGCATTTCTTAAACTAGACAAGTATCTGACTAGCTAATAGCTCGGAGCTCATTTCGGTGAGCTCTAGGGTGTTAGTGACAGTAACCCATTTATATAAACAAAGGAGACTATATGTCCAGATTGGGCAAGTTGCGACTCATTGTCGCTAAGTTCTTCGGTGTAACAGTTACAAGTTTAACTGATATACAGGAGAAGGTATTAGATAAAGCACAAGCAATTGACAAAGAAATTGACTTCATCTTGAAAGGTTGGATTATTTATCCTCCATCAGATGACCATTTTACAATTGTCGATAGGAATGGGCACGTATCAAATAAGATTGTGATTCACGATATTATTGATGCAATACTTATGTTCGTTCCTAGAGCACATGATATTGACAGAATATCGTTGACCATGTTAGCCATTATGGTTGGTGCTGACGTGTCATCAAGTGCATACATAGGAAAGATTCCTTATGATGTTGAAGTTGATGTCATAGATGGGGAATGGGTGTCACCATTTTACCAAGGACTAACTAGCTAATAGCTCGGAGCTCATTTATGAGGTGAGCTCTAGGGTATTAACAAAAGATAATACCAATAAAAGAATAGGAGGCTATATGCGATATTTCGGTTTACCTGAATTAGGTATGATTGAAATGAAAAATTGTGACATAAAAACAAACATACATAGTCCAGTAAGAGGATTAGTCAAGATAGTATCTTGTGATTTACTTGTTGGTGAATTTGGTTGTAAAAAATGTCACAAAGTTAATAGTAAGCGTATTTTAAACTATGTTAAGAAACATAATCTTAACTGGGCTGATAAGGTACGCATCATGCAAAGACATAAAGTCTTTCGCTAATAGCTCGGAGCTCATTGTAATGATGGGCTCTAGGGTATTAACAATGATACCACTAAAAAAAGGAGACTATATGAGAAGACCGCTATGGACTAGATTCACTTACATGATTGAGTGTCTCTATAGCTTAGCTACAGGTAGATATACTACTGACATTACAGCAATGGATATTGCTATAAATGTTTATGGAAAGTATCTATTTGTTAACTTCGGTGTAATTCAAGACGCACCTAAGTTCATGCTGTTCTCAGCAGAGTGTGAGAATCACTAAAAGATAAGGAGGTATACGTTGAAGCAAAAGCAAAACGTTATCCTGTACCTCAGAATACATAAGATTGTACCCAAGCCATTGTGTACAGGCTTATATACAGTTGAATCAAAAATTGCATTTAACGATGTAATGTATGCATTTAACTGTGGCAGATGTTCTGATGTGCATCTCATAGCTAGTTAAATAGCTCGGACCTACTACATGTAGTGGGTCTAGGGTGTTTAACACCAACATTATAAATATTGAGTTGACGTAGCAGTATTGATAATGTAAAGTAAAAACTACAGATTGAGCGTCAACCTCAATCCGTATAACCAATTAAAAGGAGAACTATTGAAAGTAACAAACCTTCCCTTCGGGGAAATGGTTCGGCATTTCATTGATGCTTTTAATTCAGTTAACTATGACGAACATGAGGATTCAATCGGATGGTTGTTTCCACAAGACGGCATGGATACCTGGGAATTCCTAGAGTACACTGAAGAAACACAGTATCAAATGTTCAGAGATAGAGTAAAAAGTATAATTACAGAGAAGCAATTCTCTAATTTACATAGCTCTCTTGGCATAACTAACGAGTACGTAAATGGTATAAGTTATCGTGACAAGTTATCTGAAATAGCCGAAGAAGTTATCAACAATACAAAGTGGGAAGTCGAGAGTACAGACGGAACTCTTAGAGTAAGATTCTATGAGTTTGTCCCTTCACGTCCTGATATGAAACACTGGTTGTTTCTATCTTATGACGGGGAAGAGAATCGTTATGGCTCAGTGGCTACTCACTATCGTATCGAGCAACATAAGAACAAGTTGACGGCTGGTGCAAGCATAAGAGAGGAATCTCGTACAAGAAGGCAATGTCCTACTTGTAGAAGCGTGTGCAATCCTAATACTGAAATGTTCACTGTTGAACAGAGTCAGAGATACAGTAATGTCAGACCACATAAAGTATGTGTACTATGTACAGTATACTTTCATGACTTCTACGACTTAGCTACAGGCAGATTTAGATATGTCGGTAGTGATGTAGATGTAGTGGACTTTGACATTGACGATATCAGAACTCAAGATAGAAGAAATCTAAACAGATTCGACTTGATTGATTTCATATCTGACAAAGTTGGTACCTTACCATTTATGCCTAATGTAAGGCATGAAGATTACAGTTATGAACTTAACTGGAGTTATTGGACAACCAATACAAATGGTGAAGCAGTAGCCATACCAAGTGACCGTTATGGTAATCATATACAACATAACAGAGCACATGAATCTAAACAGTATGCCAAACAAGGTATGCCGTTAGGAATGGAGCTTGAAGTGCAGTATAGGAAAACAGAACATAACCTAAGCAAAGGTATATCTACTTTCCTTAATCCTCTACATAGGGACTTTCCTTATGGAAATGAGAGATTGAGAACTCACAACAATCAGTTAGCTGTCGGTACATACGACACCTCAACTGGTAGACATGGTATGGAATTCAAGTTTCAACCTATGTCATGGGAGTTCTTGAAAGGATTGCCAGAAGAGTTCTTTGCTACACTGCAGGAAAACTTCAGAGGATATCACGCTAAACGTTGTGGTATTCATTTGAATATACCTAAGTCAGTGCTTAGCAGTGGACAGTATTGGTTCTTTGTAGCATTTCACAATATGGCTATGTTTAACTTTGAACATACGCCAGAAGGTGATTACCATAATTTGCTAGGTGACATTTACCAAAGAGTAGATGTTGACTATGCAAAATGGATGTATCTTAGTGAACCAACATTCCATACAGAAACTAATAGTTGTTGCGAGGCTCATCCACAAGATGAGTTGACTAATCAACAAAGAGTAGCTTGTGCAACTGCTAGATACCTAAACAGGTATCGAAGTAGTCCACAAAGGAATTGTTGGATTAACATAGATAATCCAGGCAGATTAGAAGTAAGAGCCTTTTCTTCAAATACAATGAAGGATAGACTCATTAAGAACTTTCAGTTTATGGAAGCTCTATTACTTTATTCTGATGCTGTAACTTACAACTATCAATCAAGTGGGTCAGGCAATGGTATTGCTGTAAATATCTTAGACTCGCTCACTATTGATGAGTTTCAGTTAGTAAGCAAAATGCTAGATGAAGACATGTTCCTTAGATGGTATGTAATGTCTGGACTTGACAACAAGTATCCAGAATTGACACGTTATCTAAACAGAACAGGTCATCTTAATAGAATAGAAACACAAATTGTAGATACGTCAGACCAGTCTGACTTACAAATTGTGGTCAACTATAGCTAACTAGATAGCTTGAGCCCATCTGAAATATGGTGGGCTCTGTGGTATCTAATAGTAGATACTGGGTTAATAGTACGATACCCAAAAAATTCGTACAATAAATAAGGAGGTACACAATTGTGTATTATCGCTAGTGTTCCAGCAGGAGCACAAGTAACCGAAGCCCAACTTGAGGAGATGTGGTCACGCAACTCTGATGGTGGTGGGGTAGCATACTTTGACAATGGTAAAATTGTCACAGAAAAGTCTATGGATGCAAAAGTATTTATAGCTAGAGTGCTTGAAGTTCAAGCTAAGTATGGTAGTAGAGACATATTAGTTCATATGAGAATAGCAACTCATGGTTCTGTATGCCTTGAAAACAACCACCCATTTCAAGTTAACAAGAATACAGTCATGGCACACAATGGTATTTTGCCTGAGGCATTTATACCACCTGCCAAGTCTGACTTGTCTGATACAAGGTTCTTCATAGAATACTTTATGAAGCATATCCCTATATCAAAACTTGATGACCCTTACTTCTGTGACATGGTTGACGGTATGATTAACCAGGGTTATGGAAATAAGTTGGTGTTCATGACATCAGCTCCAACTAAGTACGATACTTACATTATCGGTGAGTATCACGGTACTTGGGACAAGGGTATATGGTTCTCCAATGATAGTTACAAATCACGTAAGTGGTATGGAAACAATCATAACAAAGGAGGACTTACCAAAGTTGGTTCATCCCTAGTGTCTGATAATTGCGAGATTATCAACATAGATGATGACTTCGACATGACCGATGAGAACTCAATCAATGACTGGATGACATGGTATCCAGATGTTTGGAGAGAGTTCCAAGAGCTTGGTGTTGTCAACTTGGAAGAGTTGACGACATCATTCCGAGTCAAGTTGAGTTGGGATGGTCTAGTTTGTACCGAATGTGGTAACAAGGTGGAAGGTGTTTACAGTAGATATTGTGAAATAGACTGTGAATCAATAGCTCCAGTTTTGGACTGGTGTTATGAAAACCTTAACATGGACGATAGAGACATAGACATGCTGATGTACGAGGAATCCTTAATACAGATTCCACGTGCTGAGGTTATAGACCAACCTAAATTGTTTGATAACAAGGAAGGCGTCTATAAGAATAGCAAAAAATCTAAGACTAAAAAGACTAACAAGTCTACTAAGTCTAAGAAAAAAGCTAACAAGTAATAACAGGTAATCAAGTCCTGCCCTACGGGGCAGGCAGATTATCAATACTAAAAGGAGAAATATGACTAAAGCAATACCTAAGTTCCTTCATAAAACATTGAAGGATTCTATAGGCAAACTTAAAAATATGATATTTACTGCATCTGATGTAGTCAACATACATATTACATTTGAGGCAGAATGGGACGAACGTTGGATTGTGTCACAAAGAAGAACTTACCGACATAGGGAGACTGTTCAGTTACATGACATTCTTAACTATACGGATAGGTATGATGAGTGGATGCAAGCTATGCAAAGTAATGACACAAGTCAAGCTATGCAGATTGCTGAAGAGTGCATTGAAGAGTATGAAGACTATTTCAATGATAGTGCCAGAGATTATGGTGACATCATTGATGAGGAAAATTATGACGAAGATTACGACGAAATAATTGACTCATGTAATAATACCTTCATGCGTGGCTCTTCTCAACCACATTCCATTAGAAGCGAGTGGGAAAAGTTCAGCAGAGTAATGGATATGTCTGGTGAGACTTGGTACCAAAATCCATTGAAATGGATATTTGGTCTCAGAGCAACACCTCTGACTGCCCAACAACAGACTACCTGGTTAAATAATGAATCAGAATCTGAAGAATCAAGCTAACTAGTAGCTTACCTCCCTCTACTTAATTGTGGGGGGAGACAGGTACTAGTACCCGTTAAGTACTACGACGTTACTGTAGTACATACTAAATAAAAGGAGAACTATGTGTATTAGCAACTGTTTCGGTGACTTAGACGCTACCGTAACAAACTACTCGCATAAACCAGAAGTTAGGTATATACATGCCAAACAATTCGACAGTGGAGAAATTTATTTCGATGCTATCGATGGAGGCAAAACTGTAGACTACCTACCTTCTATTGTATCAGCAACTGACGGCTTTATTCCTATGGGAGTAGAGTTGGAAGTAGAACATCTCAGAGATAATGAGCATGGGATTGACAGAGACGAAGCATCTGAAGATTGTCTTTATGACTTTCATCGTTACTTGCCGTGTCTATTTCATGACCGTGATGATGTTATCAAGCAATTAGTAATTGCAAAAACTGATGGTTCGCTGAACCATGGTGTTGAGTTCGTTACTCAACCTTTGACATTGGTTGCACATCACCAATTAAATTGGGATGCAACACAAAACAAAGGGTTCTATGCTTGGAACGCAAGTACTGCAGGAATGCATGTACATGTACCCAAGTCATATTTCACAACGACTCAAACATGGTTGTTGCTTAAGCTATATCAAAACCTTTGGGCTAATCAAAGTGATTGGTTCAATTGGATTGCTGGTAGAGCAGAAAACGAATGGGCAAAACGTAATTTGCCACATCGTAACGATGCTACCAACCATTTACTTGCTGTAGCTGCAACCAAGTATGATGACAGACGAGATAGGTATTCGGCTCTGAGTTTTCAGAACCCATACACTATTGAGCACAGATTCTTTCGTTCTAACATGAATGAAGATGGTCTCATGAGTAGACTGGAATATATCCAAGCTACTTACGACTTTGTTGTTGTGCTTAGCAGACTAGATAAAACTAGTATGTTTGATGCAATATCTAAGGGACTAGGTAAACAATTACATATGTTTATCTGTGCTAACTCTACTGAGTATCGCACACTAGCCCATAGATTAATGAACACCAATAAGTTTGGTGTTGACTCTGGATTCGTTTCCAGAAGTGAAGTAATACCTTCACTAATCAATGGCTTAGAGCAAGCCAGAAAGGAGGCTTAATTGTTAAGCCTGTTTTTGATTGGCGTTGTTATGCCTATCATTGTTATATACCTTATAGCATTGTTTAGGTCTGACGGTCCAAACCCTAACAAGGATGTACGAAAGTATTTCCCTGACCTTAGGGACATGGACGAATAGTCCAATCAGCAACCCGTAGCTAGTCGGTAGCATTGGGGGGTTCGATTCCCCCCACGGGTGCTAAGGAGAAGGATAACCTCTTGTATAAAGAAGCTAAAGAAAGGTAGAAAGCCCACCTTACTAAGTTATTTTAGACCCACTGAAATGGGAACGCCATACCCTACTAAAATGTTTGTTAGGCATTTGGGTAGCACGACGGGGGAGAGGTGCGTCCAAACTGAATTTCAAGTTTGACCGATTTCTCGCCATCAGGCACCCTTTTCTGCTCTCTGGCTTCCTTAATGTCCAAATTTATTTAGCTTCTTTTAAGGTGTTTTTAGTCCTAAAAGAGATTCAAGATATTTACCCAAGACTCCCGATGAAAATGAACTCATATCTTTAGGGTATTATCAAGACTCTCGATGATTTTAAAGCCATATCTTTAGGGTTATTATTCAGTAATATGATGTCGAAACTCGCTCCGAACCTGCCATTAGCTGTGTTTCCACAATATATTAAGATATAGATAAATCTATTAACGGCAAGACGGGGGAGAAGTGTATTCAAAATGAGTTTGAGCATCAGATTTAACATCAACCTACTATATATAGTGTTTTTTCAGTAAATTGATGTCGAATGTACAGAGTGCAACGAGACTAAGTTATCTCCCTTAATA